ATTATAAACGCTCCTTTCTTTTTCAGTTCGACAATTGTTGAGCGGTGTATAATTCCTTCCGTTTGTATTTGCATGAATATCAACTCAGGAGTAAATGAATTTGATAGTTCAATAACTTTTCTATTCAAATCTTTTTCACCGCAGTTTATTTCACGGTAATCACTGTTGTCTGCAAATGCTTGTTGCATTCCGTTAATCGGTGGAGGTTGACAGCACAAACCTATGTGAAGGAGTTTCATAAATGTAACTTAGTTGGAGGCAATAATAAATACGGTTGTGGCACTGCTGGATACAAAGGTCTGTTGCCGTCCATATAGTGCCGTGTGCCGCTATTGTGAACGTGGTAAGTCTTTATTGACAGTGAAGGGTTGCTAACATTATACCCCGCCCGTTTGAGCCTGTAAGCGAGTGCATTATCGCAACCTGGATTTCCAATGCCGAAGTCCGCGCTAACCATTTTCGGCTTACCTTTAATCACCCACACATCTTGACTGTCATTGCGGTTAAGAAATACAAAGTTCTTTCCCTCTACATCCCACCTTGTTAGTGCGTATGCGTCATGTTCATCCATCCGCTTTGCAAGTAATATACTTTCATCAAAATAAATATCGAGATTAGCTATAATAGAAATATCACTTGGCATTGCTACTTCATTTATTGCTTTGAAGAAGTCATTATAGGTAGGTCTGCCAACAATCGGAATGTTCTTTATCTTGCCTTCGGGCAACGGTGCGTCAGATAGATTTATTACTTCATCAATAAACTTTGAATGATAATTGTGTTCTATGCACCGATTAAGTTCTTTGCCGCGCGGTTGGTTGTTTTCAAGATACCAGTTTACGAAAAGTCTAATCATATTGTTTTTAGTTCTTCTTCGGTTAACGCAAAAAATAGATTTTGTAATTCATGCGCGTACCTAATATGTTTTAATGTATCCTCAAATATTGTATCATCCGTAGCCGTAAATTCATACTTAACTATTATTAATGGCTTTTCGGTAGCGGCACTTTCAAAATACAATAAAAACTTATGTAATGAATACCACTGTGCATAATAATCTCTGGACTTATTTTTTTGTGTAAAACCAAAGTCCAACAGCATTTCAATTGTAATCGGTAGCGGTTTAACTTTATCTGGTTCTCGTTGGCATAGTCCAATAAGTTCATAGTCCACAACGCATATCGTCCACGTATTATCACTTTGGTTAATTAAAACATGGTTGCCAATTCTAAGTTCAGTTGCCTTCATCTTCTTTACTTTTATTCCAAACAACTTTCATTCTGCTATAAAATCTATACTTTCTTTCTCCGTTTTCATTGATAACAACCTCTGTGTATTCGGGATTCATTTCTAAAAACTTATTGCAAAAATCGGATATAAAAAAGTTTATATCTATCACTCGCGAAACTTTATTGTGAAAGTTTTCTATCTCTGAAAATTCAAACTCTCTTGTCATTAGAAATTCATGTGACCCGTTATTTTAATCAGTCCCCTGTCTTCATTATATTTATCAATCCCTAACTTTAAAAGTTTACGGGCGAATACTGCGGGCTTAGTCCCTTCGCGGATAACCTGACTTTGAAATTGACTGTTGCGCTCCTTCGTTATATAGGTTACAATCGTCTTCTTATAATCTGCCATCTTTAGAAGTTTTCTTTTTTATCCCTCTGTTCTTATCGTATTCGTCCATGCCTGAATGAATAAGCGTTCTCGCTATGTGAGCGGTTTTTTCATCCTCTCTAATCTGAATTATTTCAAACTCAGTTAAAGACTTACCATAAAGTGTAGTTTCCAATCTGTAACTAAACTTTGAAATTGACATTCGATTTTGTTTTTGCGAATAGTAAACTTACCGTCCCTCCCCAAATAGAAATAGCCAATATAAACCGCTCCCAATGTTCCCAATTTAAGAAATTAAAAGACATCGCAGAAAAACAAAGTGGGAGGTATAATGCGAAAAAACAAATGGCTATAAAAACAGGATATTGAGAGAGAAATTTACTCATAGTGGGGAAGTTATTTCCCGCAATTATAAAAAATACTTCCTATAAAAACCTACAAACGTAGATTATAAATATTAACAATCATGATTTTCGTATCGCAAATGGCATACGAAATTCACATAAGCGGATTTATAGGAGACCCAGGATTCTTTGGGGGTGACTATTACAACTTAGCAAAATTAGAAGCTGATTTAGCAGGTATTTCAGACAAAACGGAAACTGAAATTGATGTGATTATCAACTCAGGAGGGGGATGGGTTACAGAAGGATTCGGAATACACGACCGCCTTGCTGAACTGCCACAAAAAGTAAATACAAAAATTATTGGCACGGGAGGCAGCATAGCAACGGTTATTGCACTCGCTCCGAAATCACAGAATAAAGGCGGCATTACAAAAATGTCACCCAATGCTGAATATTTTATTCACAATCCTACATGGTCACCTCAAAGCGGTGACCCTATCGAAGCGGATGAACTTTTAAGGCTCGCAGAAGATTTGAAAGCGAACGAAGAAAAGCTAATAAGCTTTTATTCTAATGTGACAGGCACTGATTCGGAGGTTATAAGAGAAAAAATGAAAGCGGCTACAACGCTGTCAGCTTCGCAAGCTAAAGAACTTGGATTCATAGATGAAATTACTTCTACACAAATTAAAGCAGCAACCATATACAGGTTTGCGGCTCACGTAACTAAAACAAATCAACCAATGGAGGACATCAAGAAAATGTTTGCAGACTTTAAGAAGTCATTTACAAACGAAATCAAAACTGTTGTAACCGATTTAGTAAAACCCGTAATCCAGAACGCTTCGGCTACTGATGCCGATGGTAAAGTGATTTACTATGAAGGGGCATTGGAGGTAGGGACTAAATGTTACAGCGATGAAACAATGGATACACCCTCTCTTGATGGTTCCCATGTTATTGATGGTGCTACTTACACAGTTGCAGGTGGAGAAATCACTGAGGTAGTAGTGGAAGAGGATGAAATGGAAGCGGTAAAAAAAGATTTGGAAACTGAAAAAGCAAACGCTTTAAAGCTTACCGAAGATTTGAAAGTTGCCAATGAAAAAATTGTTGAAATTGAAAACAACAGCAAAGAAAAACTTGCTGCACTGGAAACGAAACTTACTTCTCAGTTTGAAAACTTCAAATCAAATTTCTTCACAGGCGAAAATCTGAAACCTGAATTTACACAGGGATTCCGCGATGACAATCATGCACCCGCAACTCCAAGCACGGAAACAACTATGCAGATAGCGGCAAGAATTAAAAGAGAAAAAACATTACAAAAATAATTCATCTAAAACCCCAAATAAAAAAATAAAACATGGCAAACTTAATAACCTCCGTTCCAACGATTGACACAACAACATGGGATGTATTTTTCAAACCTCTATTGGACGACCCGCGTATCAATATGTTGCCCTTTGATATTCACATTGGCAACATGCCAAAGAATATCTTCTTCAACAACAACATTGATAAAATCACAGGCGCGAAAGCAACCTGCGGTTGGAGTTTCAAGGGGGGCATGGCAACGTTTACTAAAAAGACTTTAACTCCGATTGAACTACAGGCTCCAGTTGAGCAGTGTTATTCTATTTTGTTGAAGAAGTTGTTTGGTGACAAACTTCCAGCAGGGGCAAGACGCGGAGAACTTACTCCAGAAGTAATTGAGTTCATGACTACTCAACAAAGCTACGCCTTCAACCGCGATTTGCTTTCAATACTTTTCTTAGGGGATGATTCCTTAGCTGCTGATGATTACTATTCTTTAATGGATGGTATTTACCGTGAACTTTTGAACGGTGTAGCTGCTAATGACGGAACGGTGGATAGTGGTGTTACCCTTAATGCTACTACGCTGAACGCAACCAACTTCTTCAATACGATGAACGCGGTGTGGAATAAACGTAGCAGACAATTGAAAGGAATGGCAACCACAGACCTTACTTGGATTTGGACTGATTCGGTTTACCAACTTTACTTAAACTATTTGGAAGTGGCTACGCAGAATACCGCAGGACTTGTTCAAACCAATTATGTAACTGATGGGCTTTACGCAACTAATTTCAAAGGCGTAAGAATTGTTGTTCCAAAAATTGTTGATGAAAGATTGGACACTGATTTTACAAAGGGTTCACCGCCTGTTACAGAAGACCCTTACCGCGTAATACTTACCAATCCGAAGAATCACATTATCCTTTTGGATGCTGAGAACGGGTTTGCTGATGCAGATGTGTTCTATGATAAGCTTGCTGATAAGGTGTATGCTGTTGGTTCTGTTTTGATGGATTATCAATATGGTTACGGTGACCAGAATGTTATCGCAGGATTCTAATTGTTGGCTTGATTAAATAAAAAGAAATGGCAGAATGCACACTCACCCTCCTTGACGGATTAGACCCGTCATGTGAGGCGATAAAAAAACAAGGAGGCGTAAATAAAAGAATCTGGATAGGTAACTTCGACCAGATTATTACCACAGCAGACCCTGATGGATATATTGATGTGGTTGCGTTAACCAGTTCACCGCGCGCTTATCTGTATCAGTTTACAGGTAGAGATTTCAAACATAACTACGCGATTGCGGGTGCTGTTGGGGAAAACTTCAACACCATCAATCCTACATTNAACTTGGTTCTTTACTATTTTACCCCACAGGAACGCGCAGCAATTGAAAGTTTGTGGAATGCTGAGAAGCTGATTGCATTTGTTCAAGGGAACGGTGGTGATACTAAATCAGTAATTGAAATCTTCGGAATACTTAACGGGTTGAAAGGTTCTGCCCTTGCTGGTAGTTCGGGTGCTGCATTGCAAGACACAACGGCTTTGACCGTTTCATTGTTAGGTGAAGAAAGTGAGTTGCCGAAGGTTCTNAAGTCAGGTAGTTTCAATCCTAATCAGGCGGGTTACTTGCAAGAGAACATAGATTACTTAGACGCCTTAAGCGAATAAACAATGTCCCAGGAGGACGAAGAAATTCTTATCGGTGAAGTATTGGCAATGAAGGAACAAGGGTTCGATGCTTCGAGGTCAGAAGTATTGCCAAGACTTTATGTAAGGAGATACGGGGCAATGTATAGAACAGATTGCGGTGGGTGTGTAAATGATGCGTTTAACCATTTAATACGGTGGGCGCAGAAAGGAAAGATTAAAACAAATCAATATATGTCAAACTACAAAATGAAATTTGAATATCGGAATAAGTCATTCCCGATTATGCACAAAGGTCAGCGATTAATTATAACGGCTGATAATTTAACTGACGACCGAGCGAAGATACTTATGGCTATTCCTAAATACGCACATGTAGTTGAGGTTAGTCAATTGTTTACAGAAGAAAAGTTTAAGATAGTTAAGCGGGCAACTGACAAAGTAATTGCCCCTAATTTCTTAACGCCTGATTTAGAGATTGACAACTTCCCAAACGAATCTTCTACATCAACCTCGAAAGAAGTGTTGAGCGTAGACGAGCCGTTGAAGAAGAAACGCGGAAGACCATTTGCACAGCCGAAAGGATAGATGCTATTGATGGTCGTTCTTTCTATGCAGGTGGAAGATTAGATGAAAGAATAAAGGCAAATGATTTAGGTTGTTTGTTGAGCCATAGGAAAGCGATTGAAAGTGCAAAGGATTTAGAGTGTGTTTTGATTTTAGAGGACGATGTGGTATTCGCAGATGACTTTGATAATAAGCTAAAGCAACTTTTAAAATATGTTCCCGATTTCGATATGTTATTTCTTAACGGCACTCTCGGAAATTTCCAAAAAGCTGCAAAGGAAAATGATTTTATTTATCGCGTATATGAAATGTATGGGGCTTTTGCGTATTTAATTAAAAGGAAATTTTATTCAACCGTGATAAGTGAACTTGAAATAAACAAAGGAGTAAAAAGCACTGATGAAGTTTATTCGGGATTGATGATGTCGAATAAAATTTACAGAGCGGTTCAGCCTTTAGTGTTTCACAAACGCGGATGGAGTGACAGAACTGAAGTGATTGAGAAAGGATATAAGCATTTAGAAAAGTGAATCAGTTAGCCACGGTACCGAAATCAAATAAAGCCTTTAGAAAGGGTTCGATGATTAAGGTATTGCCTTTTCAGAATATGTTTATCCCTGAAAAGGTGGACAGGGCAACGGGCGTTTACTTTTACGGAAAGGATAACAAGCTTCCAAATAAGTTAATGAGTTGGGTTCTCGATTCGGGAACGGCAAAGAAAGCACAATCCAAACGTGCTAATTATATTTCTGCTGATGGTTTTACTAATAAGGCAAGCGGTGAGTTTAAAGTTAATCCTAATCAAAGTGCCGACCAGTTACTAAACGAAATAGCGGGGTATCAAAGTTTCTTTAAAGGCTTTGCATTGCGCGTAAAAAGAAATCTTACAAGCACGGAGTTTAGAGTTGACTGTTTAGCGTTTCAGGACATCCGTAAAAAAGAAGATGGAACATTTACTTATAATCCTTCGCTATCATCGAATAAAATTGACAAGAAAAAAGAAGTTATACTTCATCCGTTTAAGCGAGAATTAAATACGGAGGAGATGCAACAAAGAATTGAACATGGCGAATTGGTTTATGCTTACAATAAAAGTGCTGATAACTCTTACTACCCTATCCCTGATTATTATGCAGGTATAGAAGATATACGTTCAAGTTCTGAATTGCAGAAGTTCGACTTTGAAACTGTTATGAATGCCTTTGTTACTTCGGCTATCCTTACTTTGATTGGTGAGAAAGATGATATTACAAAGGATGAATCGGGAATGACTGAGTTGGATTATTTCATGGAGGAGTTAGAAAAGTTCACGGGCAATGTAAAAGATTCGGACGGGGTAAGTGGCAGAATGAGAATGCTGATAATGACGGCAAGAAACAAAGATGAAGTTCCTGTTCTTACGCCTTTTGATGCAAAAGTTATTGTTGATGCTTCAAATACTAAGCGTGAAATAATTGACCGTTCGGTTTGTAGATTATTTGGCGTTCATCCTGTGTTAATTGGGTTCAGTGATGCTGCTGTTTTAGGTAATACACAAGCAATTGCTAATGCTTCACAGGAATTAAACAATGATGTGATACCTGACCAAAGACTTATTACAGAAGTTTTTAATCTGATTTACCAAGATAAGGATTGGACGGTATCAAGTTTTCGGCCTATTCAATATGTGCCAGATGCTTTTCTTTCCGTATTAACTGAAAGTGAGAAAAGACAGCTAATTGGTTTCCCTGAATTAGAGCAGCAGACTACGAGTGA